ATGCTTATTGGCCAGAACCCCTACGGCGACTTGCCCAGCTACAAAGACGGCGGCGCAGTCAAAAACGCCCTCCGCATTGCCCACAAACGCCTAAAAGGCGGCAAGATAAACACCCGGATAGACAAAGACCCGGACTGGGACATGAAGCTCGCACGCGGTGGCAGGAGCAAGTAAATGGACGAGGACATCAAGAACGCTCTCCGCATCGCAAAAGCCCGCAAGGGGCGCGAGCCAAAAGAAAAGCCTATACCAAAGGAACTAGAGTCTTTTTATAGCTCTGATGAGGCGGGTTCACGCGTAAGAAGAGGTGTTCTTAAGCCCGGGGACTATGCACCCGATTACGGGGCATCCGTCAATAAATGGCGTGAGAAGCGCGGCGCTTATGGTCGAGAAGATGGCTATGACCCGTGGTCTGACAAAGAAAACGTGTATACGCATCCATCCGAAGAACGCCACGACCCGAAAGACCCCAAATATTACATTGACCCGGAAGAATATCGAAAGGGAATATATGGCAGTGGCGTCTTTGCAATAAAAAATGGTGGCAGAGTTGGCATGGCTGACGGAGGAGACTCTGCGTCAGCTACAAAAAACTTTGTTACGCAAGCTTATGAGAATATTTTGGGGCGCAAGCCAGATTCAGAAGGTTTGAATTTTTGGACAAGTCTACTCACCGCAGGGAAAATAGACCCCAGCGGACTGGTGGGCCAGTTTCGTCAGCAGCCTCAAGCGCGAGAGCGCGCGGCTTCTGCGGTTAGGGATTTGTATGATGAAAGTTTTGGGCGCTCCGGAGATGTTGCTGGTGTAAAATATTGGACAAACCAATTATTGTCTGGAATGCCAATATCTGAGATACAAAATGCGTTTTCTAAGACTCCAGAATATAAAGAATATCAGTCCGAAAAATCTCAACAAATCCGAGACTACATATCGGATGAGTATCGAGAATTAATGGGCAGGGAGCCAGACAAGGCGGGGCTGGACTATTGGACAGAACAAGCTGAAAATGGAATGCCAATTACTGAAATCAGTAATGCCCTCTCAAACACAGAAGAATCTCAATTATATCAAGCAAGTAATTTTGAGCCATATCAGGTAGCTGGAAAAACTGTAGCGAAGAGCGGACCGAATACTCTGGAAATAAACGAGAAAACAGACAAGTTAATGCGCTCGCAGCCATTGGCTGTTCAATTGGCAACTCTTCTAGTTCAGGAAGGTGAGCAGTATTTATCTAACCTGACCCCAGACAATATTAAAGAATTAGCATCTATTGGGTATACGCCATTCACGCGGGCGGCCGCAGAGTTTAAAGAAAATCCTGGAATTAGACCAAAGAAAGGGCGTCCGGGATTTTTTGGTGGATGGTTTGACACAAACGACCCGAGAGACCCGTCTTCTCAAATCTTGGCTCCCTCTGCATATTCTTCAATGAAAAGCCCTGCTTCCAAAGAGGCTCGACGAGGACTTAGAATTGCAGAGGATGTTGTCAACAACCCCGACAGTCCTATAAACCAGGCGGCAATGGATATTGCTCAGAAAATTATTAAAAGGGAAATACCCAACCCAACACCAGGGGCAACAAACTACTTAAATCCAAATGTTTATAAAAAACAACCAAGGTGGACGCAAACGCTTGCTGATTCAAAAATTGGCAAGGCGTCTCCAATAGGAAAGCACATTTATTATTCAAATCCAATATATGACAACAAAATTAAAGAAAACTTTGACCTTGCGTTCAACTATGAGCCACAAGAGCAATACGCCGGACAAAAGCCATATCAAGACTTTACGCAGCAGCAAATTCAGCAGGTTGAATCTCAATTAAAACAAAAGCCAACTCCAACGTCTGACCTCACTTTACCTGCAACACCAACTGAGCCACCAAAGCCGGCGCCCGGCAACGGTCCTTTCGGCGGCTACAACACGCTCGATGAGCTCCTACAAAGCACACTTCCGCCACCTCCTCCTCCGCCGTCAAACTATCAAGAGGCTGTGGCTAAATACAAACAGGACTACGCGAACTGGGAAAACAGCGTCCGGGCATGGCAGATGAACGATGCTGCGATGAACAAGGGCAAGATTGGCCCTGTCCCGGCGATGATTATGAACAACCGGCCTACGCCGCCAAATCCGGCTGACTGGGGCAATCCGAGCGGTGGGGACTATCGCCCAGAGCCGCCCCCGCCACAGCCACAGCTGCAACCAATCAATCAGGGAGCCGGCACGCAGGTCAATCCGCTTCCCCCCATGCCAACGCCCCCGCCAATATCTAACCCGTCGCCGACGCCCATGCCGGGGACGACAGGGTCTACTTTTACGCCGCAAGGTATGCCTACCACTGTAAGTTGGGCCCCCATGCAGAATATGATTGCGGGCTCTCAGCTCGCAGCGCAGTTTAGCGGCGCAGGCGGCGGGTCTGGCGGGCCAGGTATCGCCGCGCCGAGTGGTCTCCCAAGCTATGGCGGCGCTCCTTCACCGGGGGGCAGCTTTGGCGTCTCCTTTATGAACAAGGGCGGCGTTGTCGAAGACGCATTACGCATTGCAAAAGCAAATGGCGGCGCCTGGACACGCAAGGAAGGCAAGAACCCGGAAGGAGGCTTGAATGAAAAGGGCCGCGCCTCTCTTCGTGCGCAGGGGCATGACATCAAGCGACCGCAGCCGGAAGGTGGCCCACGGCGAGACAGCTTCTGTGCTCGGATGAAAGGGATGAAGGCGAAACTTACGAGTTCTGAGACAGCCAACGACCCGAACAGCCGGATAAATAAGTCTCTTCGCAAGTGGAATTGCGCGGACGGCGGAGCAATAGAAGACGCGCTTCGTATTGCGCAAAGCCCCAACAAACCAGTCCGAATGCATGAAACCCTAGCTCGCACAGGTTACGCGAGCGGCGGCAAGCCAATTTGGGACAAGTCGCGCCCCAAGTCACTTGGTAAGCCTGAGTCCCTGTCTGACAAACAGAAGGCATCAGCTAAAGCAGCGGCAAAGGCGGCGGGTAGACCCTACCCAAATCTTGTTGACAATATGCGCGCGGCGCAACGCAAAAAGTAGGAGACTAAAATGGGTGCCAAATCAGCAGGTCAGGGCGGAATGCCTATGCCGCAAGGGGACGTCCCGGCTTTTGATATGCCGCCCATGCAGCAGCCGCCGATAATGAACACAGGACCGCGCCCTGGAATGCCGATTTTCTCTGGCGACGGGTCATCTCGACCATTCCCGGGCACTAATATGCCCCCCATGCAGCCACCGATGATAACGAACCAGGGTCCAGGCTCAGGGTTGGCCCCTAAAGCGCCCACACAAATGGACGACAACGAATATCTCCGGATGCTTTACCAGCAAGAGCTCGGGCGTGCTCCGGATGAGCAGGGTATGAACTTCTGGCAGCAGCAGCTCGGTGGGGGCATGAGCCGCAATGACATCCAGCGGATGTTTGACCAGAGCGAAGAGGGGATGGGATATAACCAGCGGCGGCAGCCCGTCACTCCTGGTATGCCTGTAATGCCGGTGGGCTACCCCGGTGATGCCCCGACACTACCTGCGGCAGGCGGATTAGGCGGTGGAATGCCCCCCGAAGTAGCAGACGCTCTTCGTCTTGCTATGTCCCAAAATCCTCGTCTTCAGACGGGGCAGGGCAGAATGAGCGCTGGACTTACCACAGATGCCGTCGCTGCGGACAGAGCGCGTCGCGGTCTCCCGATTTACTGATGGTGAAATCCGCAGAAGTTGACCCAAACACGGGAAAGCACTAAACTAAACCCTCCAGGCGTATCGTCGACGATGCCTGGAGATCGTCAATTAGCCTTACGCTAAGGCAACATGTTTTCTCCCAACTGGCCACGGGAGATAAAAACCCGGATGAGCGCCTCATTTATGGGTCTTTTTCCTATAGGAACACCCAAATGGCACACGAATACGCGAAAGATGCGAAGGCATCCCATGACCGAAAGCTGAAAAGCTACGGGGCTGAAGAAAAAGACATCAAAACACCTAAGAATTGGGCGGGTTTTGATGCGCTGAACACCGATAAGCAGGCCGGGATGGCCCCGCTTAACAAGCCGGCGTCAATGTCTGAAGAGACAATGCCGCGAATTATGCGTAAAAAGGGCGGTCGAGTTCACGGAGCCGAAAGCCTAAAGCGCCTTGACAAGGCCGGCCGCAAAGGTCGTGATATGGGCGGCGCGCGAATCGGCGCGATTCCGTCCGGAACGACCCAGCAGGAAGACTTCGACCCGACAACGCGCTTTGCGCGCGGCGAGATGGCCCCCGGAACAACCCGGAAACAGGGTGGCAAAGTCAAATACAAAGGTCATCAGCAGGATTATGAGGCCCGTTCACACGAGTCGCAGGCGTCTCGGCGTAAAGACGGCGGTCGAATGCACGAAGATGAGCGTGAAGACCGCGCTCTCGTCAAGAAAATGGTGAAATCTGACGCCCTGACCGGCAAATCGTACGGTGGTCGCGCCAAGCGCGCTGAAGGCGGCATGCTCACGGGTGGGGAATCCTCCGAAAAGCCCGCAAAGAACGCTAAAGGTAAGACCACGGTCAACGTCATCATTGGTGGCATGGACGGAATGGGTAAACCTGGTGCGCCTGCGGCTGCTCCGATGGGTGCAGCGCCCCCGATGATGCCGCCGGCCCCGCCCCCGATGGCTCCTCCGCCTCCGATGGCTCCTCCGATGGGCGGACCCCCGATGATGGGTGGCGCACCCCCGATGATGCCGCCCGGCGGACTGCCCATGCCGCGTAAAGATGGCGGAAAAATTCAGGTTCCGTACAAGAAACCTGGACGTAAGGACGATTACCCGAGCATGGACTTCGGATCGGGGTCGGCGTTTGGCCGAAAACAGAAGATTGATAGCTACGGCACCAAGGGTCCGAAGAGCAAAGACAACTACTGACCGCGGAATACAGTGTCGAATCAAAAAGTTGGCCCGCGTCGATTGATATTGTATCACTTGACGCGGGTCTAGACAAACTTTAAAAACAAAGGCGCTCGTATCACTGCTTACGAGCGCCTTCTAACCAAATACCAACGAGGACAATCGGTATATGGCTGGGACTAGTGTATCACTAAACCCTAAATCAATCAACGCATGAATCTTGATTTACGGCTTTACCAGGAATTGGAGCGGATACTCGGCGAGCAGCTCGAACATCACGCGTCAGAACTGGTTAATGGCAAACCCGTTGACTGGGCGGACTACCGCTACCGTTACGGGAAAATCCGCGGCATTCGAGACGCCCTCGATGCCGCTCGCGAAGCTCAGGCGCGCGTCCTGGGCGTAGAAGACAAAGAAAGGTAGGCCATGCCGGCTTCACTTATGTCTCACGACGTTGATCCGAAACAGCAAATTTTAGAAAAACTTGGCGATACTTCTAGAGTAGAAGTTTTTGGTTCCGATGTTCTCGTCGCGTTATACATGCGGCCTGAAAAAACCAAATCGGGTATTATACTTGCGGATGCCACACGCGACGAAGATCGGTGGCAGGGAAAGTGTGGGCTTATTCTGAAACTCGGCCCCACCGCATTTCTCGATGAAGATGGCGAACGTTTCCGCGACATTGGTCCGGGTGATTGGGTCGTATTTCGCCCTTCAGACGGCTGGCCCGTCACACTGAACTCTTCTAAAGAGGGACTATCCTCCCGCGACGCAGCTGTCCCGTGTCGAGTTGTTACGGACATCCATCTGCGCCTGCGTGTCGCGTCTCCAGACGCAATCTACTAACTTATAGGACGCTCCTATGATAACGGACGACGATGCGCCGCAGGAAAAAGCGGTTCAGGTAACGCTGCCTGACGAACCCGTTACTGAAGTCGAAATCAGTGACAGTAAAGCGAAAATCGAAGAAACATCAGCAAAGATTGAGCCGGTTTCTACCAAGCGGGAAGAACCCGACGCCCCGGATCCTCGGGAAAAGGCGCTAAACGATCTCCGCGCTCAGTATGAACATCAGCGGAAAATCGCAGAGGCCGAACGCGAGGCCCGAAAACAAGCCGAACAATTTGCGCAGCAACAGCGTTACCAAGCGGAATATGCTCAAAATCAGGTTCAGGGGAGTAACCTCGCGATTATTGATAACGCGATACACTCTACCGAACAGGCGGCAGCCGGAGCAGAGCGCGATTACGCAGAGGCCATGGCGGCGGGCGACTATGCAGCGGCCGCAAAGGCGCAGCGGGCTATTGCTCAGGCAGAATCGCACCTCCTTCAGCTTCAGAATGGCCGCGCGAGACTTCAGGAACAGCTTCAGGAAACGACGGAAGGTTCCGTAAAACAGCAACCGCCGTCGTTTGAGCCGCAGGTTCCTCCTGCGCCTCAGATGGACCCGGTTGAAATGTACGCGCAGCGGTTAACGCCGAAATCTGCGCAGTGGTTGCGGGAACACCCCGAGGTCGTAAGCAAAATTGGACGCCTCACCCGCGCCCACGAAGACGCGGTCGAAGACGGAATACAGCCGGAAAGCCGGGAATACTTCCGCTATATTGAAGCGCGTCTCGGGTATTCCAATCAGGAAGACGAAGCCCCGGCGGCTCGCGTTCAGAAAAAGTCAATCGCTTCAACCCCCGTATCTTCAACGGCTAACGGCATCTCGTCGCGACCGAACAACCAGAGCAACGTCATGACGCTAAGGCCGGATGAGGTTGAAATGGCGATTCTCGCTGAACCCGACCTCCCCCGCGATAAAGCTATCGAATCCTACGCCCGAAACAAAGCTTTCTTAATTAAGCAAGGTAAGCTGACGGCTTAGAAGGAATATAACTAATGACTAATATTGACTTGAGAACCCGCGAGGGGCGCGCGCTAAAATCTGCGGCGGAAGCGGAAGGCGCGGCCGAATCAAAAGAAATGAGTTCAATTGCTCGTGCGGAAGCTCGTATTCGCCAGCTGCGCGGAAATCCGGACCTCGCAGGCGGTTCAGAACGCGATAAGTACTGGGCACCGCCCCCGCCTGACGGGTGGGACTACCAATGGAAGTTAAAGTCCGTTTTAAACCAGGACGACATTGACCGTATCCGTCAGAACGAAATGAACGGCTGGGAACCGGTCCCTGTTAACCGGCACCCCGAACTCATGCCGCGCGGCTGGAAAGGCGAAACGATTGAAGTCGGCGGCCTCGTTCTCATGGAACGCCCGCTCCAGTTCACGCTTGAAGCGCGTGAAGAAGAGCGCCGCGCCGCTCGTGAGGCGGTCATTACGAAAGAGGCTCAGATGCGCGAAGGTCGCGCCGGAGACCTTGGTCGCCGGGAAGTTAACCGGTTTTCCAAGACGCGTGGACCGATTGACGTGCCGAACGAGTAACAGATTTGACATTTCGACGCTGTTGCGCTATAATCGCCAACAGCGTCGTAAATGTTTAGACTTCGCCGTGGTTTTATTAGTTCAAAAGCGCGCTGCGATTGAATCTAAACACGGTAGACGCAAAGAATTCTAGCGGGACCACCGTTCCGCAGATCCTTCAGCAGCTCGCGCCGAGCCGCTCTTCATTATTTATCTGTCCGTATTCTATAACGCGCTGTTGTAGCTACTGACTTCTCTCTTGAACAGGAGGAAGCCGTGGCAAATCTTTTGGCCCCTTTTGGCTTCAGACCCGTAAACACGTCTAATGGACCCATGAACTGGAGGGTTACCACCCGCCGTATTCAGTCCACAAACGCCACCCCGATCTATCGCGGAGACGCGCTTACGCAGGTGCTGCCGGCGAATGGTTACGTCGGGCAGGCCTCGGCGACATCGACGCTTAACGCGCCGCTGGCCGGCATTTTCTGGGGCTGCCAGTATCTGAGCATCTCGCAGAAGCGGACGGTGTGGTCGCAGTATTGGCCGGGCTTTGACGCCCAGGGCGACGTCGCGGCGTACATCATTGATGACCCGAACGCGCGGTTCATCGTTCAGACAAGCGGCACGGGTTTTCAGATTTCCGGCACACCGTCGAACTTCGTATCCTCGCCTGTCGGCAAATACTGCAATCTGAACGTCGGCGTCGGCAGCTCCCTGACACAGCAGTCGGGCATGTTTGTTGACACAATCGCCACGACATCGACTTTCCCGTTCATTATCACCAACATGGTGCTTGACCCGCCGGGGTCGAACGGAACAGACGCAACTGCTCAGTTTAACTACGTCGAAGTCGGCTTTAACAACGAGTGGCTGCGCACGAATAGCGCCGTTGCTGGCATCTAATAGGAGTAAGGACCAATGGCTGTTAATCTTTCGGCTATTCGCGACCTTCTCCTCCCCGGTCTCCGGGGCGTTGAAGGCAAGTATCCGCAGATCCCGTCGCAGTGGGACAAGGTCTTCGAAAAGGCCAAGTCCAACATGGCGCTTGAGCGTACCGCTGAAATGCGTTACCTCGGTCTTGCGGCGATCAAGACTGAAGGCGGCGCGGTTTCGTTCGACAACAATGCGAGCGAGCGTTACGTCTACAATCAGGAGCACTACGAGATCGGTCTCGGCTACGCGATCACTCGTAAAGCTATTGATGACAATTTATACAAAACTCAGTTTACGCCGACGAACCTTGGCCTGATCGAATCGTTCGGTCAGACGAAGGAAATCTACGGCGCGAACATCCTCAACACCGCCCAGACCTACAACCCGTCGGTCGGTGGTGACGGACAGGCGCTCTGCTCGCTCAATCACCCGATTGACGGCGGCGTCATTCCGAACACCCCGATTGTCCAGGTTGACCTGAACGAGTCGTCCTTGCTGAACGCGATGGTCTCCATCCGGCAGAACTTCAAGGACATCGCCGGTCTGAAAATGTTCGCTCGCGGTCGCAAGCTGATCGTCCCGCCGGCCCTCGAGCCGGTCGCGATCCGCCTGACCAAGACGGAACTTCGTCCGGGCACGGCGGACAACGATGTCAACGCCATCCATACAACAGCCGGCGGCCTGCCGGAAGGTTATATGGTCATGGACTTCTTGACCTCGAACTACGCCTGGTTCCTCCTGACCAATATCAAGGGTCTGGTCTACATGGAGCGTGTTCCGTACGAAATGGACATGCAGGTAGACTTTACGACCGATAATCTTTTGGTCAAGGGCTACGAACGATATTCGTTTGGATTCTACAATTGGAGAAGCATCTTCGGGTCGTTCCCGACTCATTAAAAACAATGAGTTAAGGAGAAACGTACTCCTTTGATGCGCACCCAGTTGCTAAGAAAGGTTTTCCGGGGTATAGTTGAACCGTTCAACCAACCCCCGGAGACACCATGAAGGGTAAGATAGACGATCCGACATATTCACATGAAAGACTTCTAGAGGTTCTTGACTATTGTCCGGAAACTGGCGTCTTAAAGTGGAAGGTCGACGTTTCTAAGAATGTGAAAGCCGGTATGATCGCAGGCGGCACTAAAGGGTATGTGGTCGTTGATAGGCAATCAACTACGATACCCCGTGCCATTTGGTTTTACATGACCGGTTCGTGGCCAGAGAGACGAGTTACTTTTAAGAATAAGAACATTCGGGATTACCGGTTCGAAAACTTGGAAGTAATGCGGGGTTTGTCTGGGTACGACCACAATAATAGAGACGATCGGTTAGCTTACGCTAAGGCTTACTGCAAAACATACGAACCGAAACGTTCTAACAGTAGCTTACTTAGAGATTTTGGCATAACTCTTGCTGAATACTCTAAGAAAGTCATAGAACAAGATAACAAATGCGCAATTTGTGGTCTGCCTGAGGTAAGTGTGAGAAACGGTAAGTTAAAAGCGTTAGCCGTTGACCACTGTCATGAGACTGGAAAGGTTCGCGGCTTGCTCTGTAACAGTTGCAATGTAGGTGTGGGTATGCTAAAAGATAACCCTTTAGTGGTTCTTAGTGTTTACAAATACTTACTGAAATACTCTTCAGACACGCCCGTCGTGTCTGAAGAACAACCGGGCACCTTAGCCCCCTCGACTGGCCCGGCAGACACTGCACGGACGATGGGGCGAAACCTCGTGCAGGGGGAAAGGACGTAAAAACAATGGGTTATACGACATTCACAGGCCCAATCCGAGCCGGAAATATTCTGGCGACGACTGGCACGCTGCCTGGAGTTGACGTTGAAAACGTCGGCCAGGTGGTTATGGCTCAGAGTTATCCGTTCACAGAGAACGGCACTCCGACCGTTACAGATATTACGTTGCCGGCTACGAGCCAGATTCTCAGCATCAATTGGACCATTTCGACTGCTTTCACCAATACGGTTAGCGTTGGCGGCACGTTGGATGGCGTTACGATTGACGCGACGCATTTTACCAATGCGGCGGCTGAGGGTCTCGGCGTTTCCATTCTTGCTCCGACTACGGTCGCTCAGTGCGAGAACTGGATTTCTGTGGGCGTGATTTCTCCGACGCAGGCGAATGACGTACGTATCGTCGTTTCGGGCGGCGCTGTTGCGGGCGCGGGACGCGGCGTTCTGACAGTCACGTATCTCCAGGGTCCTAACGGCAACACGTAATACATAGAAGGAATTTGGCTATGAAGGGCAAGACATACCGCAAAGAAGGCGGCAAGGTTGAAGAGGGCGTTAAGGTTACGGACTCTGACAAGGGTGCGAGCTGGTATGCCGGCGGCGACAGCAACACTGCAAAAGAAGCCGACGAGAAAGTCAGCAACTTTAAGAAGGGCGGCAAGGTCGCCAAGAAGCAGGGCTATTATGACCGTGGTCATGAAGCCGGCGGCATGCACGAGTTTGAGAAGCTCAAGAAGGAAAAGAAGGTGAAGAAGGACGGCGGTTCGTGCGAGGGCATGAAGTCGCCGGCTCGCATGGACCGCGCGAAGCGCGCGAGCGGCGGCCGGACCCCGCTTTCGACGGCTTCGAGCACTTCTGAGCGCCCGAATTTCAAGGGCATGAAGGATATTAACGACTAAAAAGGAGTGCCCCGGTTCGCCGGGGCGCTCGTCCATTTTAAGGGGGGCCGCGACGATGTCAGAGAAGTGGATTCAGTCGGCGATAAAGAATCCGGGTTCTTTGCGTAAGGCGCTCCATGTCCCCGAAGATAAAAATATTCCCGCGAAGAAATTGCAGAAAGCGGCGCATAGTGACAATCCGACACTCGCCAAGAGAGCAAATCTCGCGATGACCTTGAAGAAACTCCACAAGCGTCACGGCGGAGACTGCTAACATGAAACCTCTCGTCGTCTACACCGAGAATGCTGCTGGCTTAGGTGTTCAGGTTTCGGAGTGGGTTTTCCTGGATGCGTGGTGTCCGGGGCCTGTCTCTGTTCAGGTTGCGATTTATAACGCGCCTGGCGCTCCGGTTCGATACA